GTCTTCATTAGCTATAGCTTCATTCATTTTCTTAAATTTAGATAGACGAGGTCTGCCCATATTGAACATCATGTTACATAAAATAAGTTGTGCTTCTTCGGGCATATCGTCAAACTTATTGTATAATTTTTTGCACTCGTTTACCGTTGCCCAAACATCAATTTGGAAGCAACTATTTACTCTATCTTCTGATACTTTTGTTCCAACTGGCTTTTCGTATTCTTCATCCCACTCCGTTATTAAGTGACCAATACCCATCGTTGGTAAATCAAGATGATCTAAGTAAATTTCGTATTTACACCCTTCATCTTTTTCTATTTCTACTCTTAGCCTATCTAAGTTCACTAGTTAACTCCAAAGGTTGTATAGTTAATTGATATCCCATTTTATTTAAAACTCTTTCAAAATTATCTAAAGTAGGTTGTCTTGTTCTTGACTCCCAAGTGTATACTGTTATAACACTTACACCTGTATTATCGGATACCTCTTTTTGAGTCATATCCTTATCTTTTCTAATACTTTTAAACTTTGTTATTAAATCAGCCATTTCTTCCAATCCTCTCCTAAAACTTGAGTAGCTATATTAATTTTCTGTCTTAATGCTTTTACTATAACTTCATCAACTGTTTTTTCTGCAACTAAATCAATATAGGTAACTTTTTTGTCTTGTCCTATTCGATGTGCACGGTCTTCTGATTGCAACCTTACCTCAAGATCATAACTATTACTATAATAAATTACTGTATTAGCAGCAGTTAAAGTTAGACCATATCCACCTGTTCTTGGTTGACCAATAAAAAATCTAAGGTTATCATCTTTTTGAAACGACTCTACAATGTTTTGTCTTTCTTCTCCTGGAGTATCACCAAAATAAGAACGAACTGCATCGTTACCATATTCTTTTTTAAGAGCTGATTCTATTGCCATAATATCGTGCCTATAGTTTGCCCATATAATAGCTTTCCCACTAACTTCCTCGGCAATACCAAGAAGTTCACTTAATCTATTGTTTTTTATTTCAACACTAATACCACTATCTGTATTTAAAAACCCACAGCTTATTTGATGTAGTCGTAAAAGTTGAGTTATGACAGCATTAGCCGTAACTTGTTCCATATCATCTAATACAGCTACTGCGTTCTTTTTCATTTCGTCATATACTTTTTTCTGTTCTGGTGTTAACTCTATACTTCTTTTGGTATAGACTTTTTCGGGAAGATCTAGACACTGTTCTTTTGTAACCCTAAAAGAGTGAGGTTTAATTAAGGCAGTTAATTCGTCAAGATTTCTAAAGCCTAATATTTGATTATATTGATGTGTTCCTGCTGACTTACGGATCATATCAGCAAAGCGAGAACAAAAAGCATAATATGATTTAAACCCAAGTAAAGACTCACTAAGAAAAGCAAACTGAGAATAAAGGTCTAACGGTGACTTAGTTATTGGTGAACCTGTTAATATTCTTTTATACTTTGCCATTTTTGCTAAACCAATAGCACTTTTCGTTCTCTTCGCTTTTGGGTTTTTTATAACAGTAGACTCGTCTATTGCTAGTAGTGTTCCATTACCTAATCCGTTCTCATGTCTCCATAAAAACTTTTTAGCAACTTCTAATGCTTTGCCACTTGATAAGGCTTCGATATTCATTACAAATATATGTAATTTATCTTCTGGATCCCAAATACTTTTGATTTGGTTCTTTATTTTTTCGCTTAAAGGTGAAGACCAATAAGCTATCTTATGTTCTATATGCTCTGGCAAATGATTTGGTATTTCTTGCCCAACCCAGTTTTTATAAACACCTTTAGGAGCAAGTATTAAAGCAGAATTAATTTCACCCTTATCATAAAGGTAAGCTATCGTATCTATTAATACTTTAGATTTTCCAGTTCCCATATCCATTAACAAGGCATACTCTTCTTTTTCACAAGAAATAGTTAAAGCATCTAATTGGTGTTTATAAGGTTTAGTTTTAAATTTAAACAAATTTTTCTCCTTCTTTCTTTCTAAAATTACTATACTATAATAATAGCTAGTGAGATATATAAAACTTATGTAAAAAGTTTTCTTACGACCCGTTATCTATCATAATGTAAAACCAAATCTCATAGGGTTGTTGTTCAGTAAAAACAAAGACTTAGACCCACTCTTATGATATTATGAGATTATGACGAGCTTTTTAAAAAAATAAAAAACCAAATAGTTTTTAAAATTACATTATGCGTGCAGTAAATACTTATATATATTTAGGGTTTAATATAGTAAGGTAAGTTAAATAAAATGGAGAAAGTAGAATGGAAAATAATACTACAGTGTATGTAGTCCAGGATTTTGGCACTAAAAATATATCTGGTGCTGGAAGGTTTGGCAGAGTAAAAACTTTACTACCTCCTAATCGACAAATTGTATTTAGTTCTGCTCCAACCGTTGCAAGGTTGCGAGAAGGATTAAGTGAGTTCTCTGATGACGACTACTTGTTGCTCATGGGAGATCCTGCAGCTATTGGCATAGCTTGCAGTATAGCTTCTTATGTAAACGATGGGAAGTTTAAGATGCTGAAGTGGGATAGGCAAGAAGCACTATATCTTCCCATAAACATTAACCTAAATTACTTTGGAGAGTATGATGGAAAATCTTGACGAGATTCTCGGGGGCGAGGCTATAAACACCCTAAATGTCAAGGCTACAACGGATGAGTTAAATCGGTTGTCTAAATTGGCTAATGAACTTATTTATAAACAAAACGAAGTAAAAGATTTCGAGGAATCTATTAAAGACTATAAGTTTAGAATAAGGCAGATTGCAGAACAAGAAATACCAGATCTTTTAGCAGAGGTTGGTTTATCTAGTTTTGAATTAAAAGACGGAACCAAACTAAAAGTTGAACCTTTTGTTACAGCACATATTTCGAAAGAACGTGCAAAAGAAGCACACTCTTGGTTAGAACAAAATGGTTTTGGAGAACTCATTAAACGTGAAGTGATTTCACAGTTTGGTAGGGGTGACAATAAGTATGTAGAAGTTATGTCAGCACTTGATGGAATGGGTCAAAGCTATTCTACGAAAGAGGGTGTTCACCATTCCACTTTAAAATCATTCGCTAGAGAGCAAATGGAAAAGGGAACAGATATTCCTGTAACCTTATTTGGTCTATATAGTGGTTTTACGACTAAAATAACAAAGTCATAGGAGGAAAAAATGGCTCAAGATATTACGAAAAAAGAACAATCATCTATTGTGGTGGTTGACGATGAAATACTAAATGTTGGAACGGGGTTAGAGGAAACTACTTCTGATGATTATTCAGTTCCCTTTATTAGGATTATACAATCAGGTAGTCCACAATTAAATAAAAACGATGGTAAATATGTAAAGGGTGCTGAGCAAGGCAACATTTATAATACTGTTAGTGCAGAATCTATTGATGGGGATAAAGGTCTTATTGTAGTTCCTTGTTACTATCAAAAGAAGTATATCGAATGGAAATCTCGTGATAACAGTGGGGGTGGTTTAGTAAACCCTGACCACACTAGAGAGATTTTAAGTCAGTGTACAAAAACAGATAAGAACAAGTTTGTACTTGAAAACGGTAACTTTATCGAAGAAACAGCTCATTTCTATGTTATGATAACTAATGAAGATGAGTCTGAATGGCATCAAGCCGTTTTAACTATGACATCAACTCAGCTTAGTAAAGCTAGAAAATGGATTAGTCAGATGAAACAAAGGAAAGTTCAGAACAGTAAGGGTGAATTAGTTGAAGCTCCTATGTTTATGTTTCGTTATCTAGTAAAAACTATAGGTGAACAGAATGATCAAGGTTCTTGGTATGGTTGGTCTATAGGTTTAGATAAAGCAGTTAGCAGTAGACCTTTTATTGTTGAAGCAAGTAATTTCTTAAAAGGAATAAGATCAGGAGAGGTCAAGGTAAAACAACCTGACCAAGAGGGGGCAAATTCTCCCTCTGTCTCTGACGATACTGTACCATTCTAGGTAATAGGGGGCAGTGAAAACTGCCCCTGTTTTATTATGGTAGCAAAACAATTTGCAGAGTTATTTTCTGGATTACGAAAAGCTTATGGTTCTTTTGTTTCTGAAGAAACTAACGGTATAGGAAAAGAAAAAGGTCGATATCGGATCATATCTGAAGATATTACAGATGACCGACTACTAGATCTTTGGAATAAACACTTAGAAGGAAAAAACTCGTTAGGTATTATTCCTATTACAGAGAATAACACATGTACTTGGGGGGCTATTGATATTGATCAATATCCTCTTAACCATGCTAACTTAGTTACAAAACTAATTCAGACTAACGAGTTACCTTTTGTAATAGCACGGTCTAAATCAGGGGGTGCACATGTCTATGTGTTCTTATCAGAACCTGTGAGCTGTGCTATTGTTCAACATAAATTAAAAGATATCGCATCTGTATTGGGTTATGCCACGGCAGAGATATTTCCAAAACAAACGAAATTATTGTTAGAAAAAGGTGATAGAGGAAGCACTCTTAATATGCCATACTTTGGTGGCAAACGGACAACTAGGTATGCACACGA